CGACGGCTCAGGCCCAGGCGGAGCAGGAGCAGAAGCAGAAGCTGGGGCCGGTGAAGATGCCGAAGGGGCCGGGGACTGGCGGGAACGCGCCGAAGGGGCGGAACCCTAATCTGGTGACCGGCTGGCCGGATGATCCTGAAAAATGCAGGCGCATGGCAGAAAAGCAGAAGGAGACCAAGCGGCGGCAGAAGACGTTTCGGGAGAGCGTGAAGGCGCTGCTGAAGTGCAAGGTGATCGACCCGGAGATGCGCAAGCAGCTGAACGACCTGGGGCTGGATGACACCATGCTCAACCAGATCCAGGTGGCGGTCTGGGGCAAGGCAGCCAACGGCGACGTGGAGGCGGCGCGGTTCCTCCGGGACACGGCGGGCGAAAAGCCCAGGGACGCCCTGGAGGTCGGCGGCCTGGACGGCAGGCCCCTGGCGGCCATCGACATGACCGGGATGACCGACGACGAGCTGCGGGCGCTGGCGGCCCAGAGGAGCGAGCAGAGCGACGAGGACGACAGCCGGGACGAGCAGAGCGGCGTGGATCAGAGCGGCGTGGATCAGAGCGGCGACGAGTTGTAGGCAAGTTGCCAGCAAGTTAACCAGGGCGACGGCGGCAAGCTGACTGGAGCGGCCTGGGCAGGCAGGGCGGCAAGTTGTATGCAAGTTGTAGGCAAGTTAACCAGAGCGGCGCGGGGGCGATTTGAGGGGCCTTTTTGGGGGCGGGGTTGCAAATTTGTTGCAAATCTGTCCGTCGGCTCGGCGGTGGCCCTTGGGGCGCAAGGGGTTGAGCGAGATTCCGGTAAATTGGGAAACAATTCGTGACCTGGATTTTGCAGCGGGCGGGCGGGTTTGGAACCCGCCCCTACGGATCGGGCTGACCTGGGGCTGACCTGGGGCTTACCTTCGTCCCTCGTCCCCCGTCCCCCGCAGGTCATTGCGAGGAGCGCAGCGACGTGGCAATCCGTTCTCCGCCGGGGCGTGGGCAAAGCCGCAAACGTGTAAGGACGGGGGATACGGATTCCCACACCAGTCTGCGGACTGGTTCGGAATGACCCTGCGGGGGACGTTGGGATTGGTGGCGGATTGGCTGCGGATTGGTGGCGGTTCGACTGTTGATTGGCTGCGGATTGACTGCTGGCCTGTTACTGATTGGCGGTTTGGTGTCGGGTTGATGGCGGGTTGACTGTGGCTCGACTGCGGGTTGACTGCGGATTGACTGCGGATTGACTGCGGATTGACTGCGGATTGACTGTGGATTGACTGCGGATTGACTGCGGATTGACTGTGGATTGACTGCGGATTGACTGCGGATTGACTGCGGACCAGCTGCTGATTGACTACGGCTCGGCTGCGGGCTGCGGCTCGGAGGGCCAAAATCAAAAAGCCCCTCCCGGCGGCGCGGGGGGTCGCCCCTGTAGGGAGGGGTACCTGCTGGCCTGGCCTTCGGTGGCGCTTCCTGGGCGATTTCCATGTTCCCCGGCGGCGGGCGAAAAGCATGCCCGGGGAGGGGGTGGGTCCCGGCGAGGGGGGCGGTCGTATTCCTGAAAATGGCCCCTCGCAAATCTCGAGGGTCAAAAAAGTGTTTTTCAAAAAACTGGTAATCCGGTAGTCAAGCAATTCATCAATCAAGCAATTCATCAATCAAGCAATTCATCAATCAAGCAATTAAGCAATCCAGCAATTCAGAAATCGTGGTTGCACCGATATGCCGATGCAGAACCGTGCGTTTTTGTGCGTTTTTTGTGCGTTCGCCGTGCGTTTTTTGGAGATGGTGGCTACGGATTCCCACGACAGTGTGCGCACTGTCTCGGAATGACCCGGTGGGGGTATCAATATTATGTCCCGGTTCGCTGCGGGAGGCGGGCTGGGGCTTCCATGACCTCCTTTCTTGACTGATAAGCCGACAGACCGGTAAGCGGCTCGTCCCTTGGGCGGGGACGCCCCAGTGCAATTCTGGTGAGCCGGGCAAATATACGCGCTCCTACCACTGAGCGCGGGGAGGACATCACATGAACGAGAACGAGAACGAGAACAACACCACCGAGCTGGAGGAAGACGACGTCATGCTGCCGGAAGGCTGGGCAGACGGCGACGACTTTTTCGACGACGCGAGCTGGACAGGCGGGCAGGGCCAGGCTGACGAGCAGGGCGAGACCGCAAACACGTCCGAGGAGGACGTGACCGGGGAAACTGAGGGGAGTGCGCAAGCGCCGACTGAGGGGAACGCGGACGAGCAGAGCGCGGCGGAAGGCGAGGCAGCGACGGGTGAGGCGGCTCCTACCACTGAGCCGACCGAAGCGCCGGGTGAGACAGGCACGGATGACACGCCCGCTCCTACCACTGAGCAGGGATCGCAGGCCGAGCCGAATAAGAAGCTCAAATTCAAGGCCCGTGTGGATCGCAACGATTTAGACGTGGAGATGGACGAGAGCGAACTGCCGACGATGTACCAGAAGGCACAGGTCGTTGACCGGGTGCAGGCGAGACTGGCGAAGGTGACGCCCTCCATGGAGAAGGCGGAGCGGCTGGCCAAGGCCATGGGCTTTGACAGCGTGGACGCGATGCTGGATTCCGCGGAGAGCAATTACCGGGATACGGAGGTGTCCCGGCTGGTGGGCGAGGGCGTCCACGAGGAAGTGGCGAAGGACATGATCGCCCGGCGCATCCGCGACCGGGAGAGTGGGCAGACCCCTGTCGAGCCGGGCGAGGAGAGTACCCCGGACACGCAGCCGACTGCCCAGGACGCGCCCGCCGCGCCCCAGGGGCGCAACTTCAAGGACGAGGTAGCGGAGCTGCTGAGTGTCCGCCCTGAGCTGCGGGGTGTGCAGCTGCCCCAGGAGGTGGTCAACGCCTGCGTGCAGGGCGGAAAACGCCTGTTTATTGCCTATTCGGAATACGAGCGTCAGCAGGAGAAGGCCGAGAACGAGCGCCTGGCCAAACGGGTCAAGGTGCTGGAACAGAACGCGGCTGCGGCCGCACGCAGCCCGGTCAGCGGCGTCAGTGGTGGCGGGGCGACCGACACCAAGCCAAAGGATGATTTCCTCCTGGGCTTTGACGCGGACGACTATTAAGGGCTGCGCGGATATGAGAGGAGAATAAGAAATGGCTGGCAAAAATCTTGCGACCAAGTACGCCAAGCAGGTGGACGAGAGATTCCACAAAGAGTCCCAGGCCATGATGGCCCTGAACAACAACTATGAGTTCACCGGCGCGGAGACCGTCAAGGTGTACTCCATCCCTGTGGTGCCCATGACCGATTACAAACGTAGCGGCGCGGATCGGTACGGCACCCCCAACGACCTGACCCGAAACGTGCAGACCATGACGGTGAAGCGCGACCGCTCGTTTACGTTCATCATCGACAAGGGAGACAAGCTCCAGAGCCAGATGGTGTCCGACGCGGGCAAGGCGCTGTCCCGGCAGCTGCGGGAGGTCTGTGTGCCTGAGTTCGACACCTATGTGTTCGCCACTCTGGCCGCCGCCGCCACCGCCCGGGGCGCGTTCAGCGACACCGCGATCACCAAGAACAACGCCTATGAGAAGTTCCTGGAGGGCCAGGAGTGTCTGGGCAACCACAACGTCCCCGACAAGGGCCGGGTGTGCTTCTGCTCCTACCGGTTCGCCAACTTCCTGAAGCAGGACCCCGCCTTCATGCAGTACGGCGACAAGGCCCACGACATGGCCGCCAAGGGCGTGATCGGCGAGGTGGACGGGTGCAAGATCGTCAAGGTACCCTCCAGCCGCCTGCCCGCCGGCGCGGCCTTCCTGCTGACCCACCAGGTGGCGGCTACCGCACCCAAGCAGTTAGAGGACTATAAGATCCACGACAACCCGCCCGGCGTGTCCGGCTGGCTGGTGGAGGGCCGCATGATCTACGACTGCTTCGTGCTGAACGAGAAGGCGGACGCCATCTACTACCACGGCAGTCAGGCTGTGCTGAAGAACTTAGTGGTGTCCACCGCCGCTACGGATACCGGCAAGTCCACCATTATGGTGAACGCCGAGCTGGAGGGCGCGAAGCGCTACTATGTGACCGCCAAGGACGCCGCCTCCCTGGTGAGCGTGGAGTATGGCACCGCCATTACCACCTCCGCCTGGAAGGAGCTGACCGGCAGCGCCCTGGAGATCACGCCCACGTCCGGTCATACGGTGGTGCGCGTGGTCGAGGTGGACAAGGACAGCAAGCCCATCGCCTCTGGCGACAGCGTGCTGAACATCGGCTAAACAAGCGCCCTGTGAGAGGGGCCCCGGAGATGGGGTCCCTCTTTGCTATACACGGGGCGGAGATCAAGGGAGGAATCGAATCCTATGTCGAGCGAGAAGCCAACAGAGTACTATCATCTGCACCAGTGGGCGCTGTCGGAGCCGGTCCGGCTGGCGGAGGTCAACGAGAACTTTGCCGCGCTGGACAGCGCAGTGGCGCAGGCGCAGGGGGCGGCAGATACGCTGCCCTATGTGGTGGGAACGTATACGGGGGACGGGACGACGAGCAACAAGGTCGCACTGCCCTTTCACCCGTCGCTCCTGATCATACACGCAGTCCAATACACTACGTCGTCCACGACGACCAACAAGGTGGCGGTCTTTCCCTCGGACGGGTATGCCAAATTCGTCACCATTGAAGATGATGGCTTTACGATTCTGTCGACCAGTTATTATCCGAGGATCAACACCAAGGGGACGACGTATGTCTATATCGCTTTCCGCTGAGGCGTTTTTTGGGGGGACGGGGGTTACGGATTCCCACGACAGTGTGCGCACTGTCTCGGAATGACCCTCGGGGGACGGGGAGGACGGATTCCCACGACAGTGTGCGCACTGTCTCGGAATGACCCTCGGGGGACGAGGGTTCGGGCGCACACGGAGGTGCGCCCCTACGACCGCCCTATGGAAAGGGCAGATAAGCGAGGAGGATAAGAGATGCAAAATGTGATCCTTGGGGCGGTGGGTGTGCTGGCGGTGCTGGCGCTGCTGGCCCTGGGCGCGGCGCTGGGCTGGCGGGCCAGGAGCTTCTGGATGCGGCACATCGCCCAGGCCCAACAGCAGGAGCTGACCGAGCAGGAGAAGCGGGCGTTCCAGGCCCAGCAGAGGGCCTTTGACGAGCTGATGGGCTACAGCGCGGACATCGCCTATGGCATGGACAAGAGTTTAGACGAGCTGGCGCGGGAGGTTGAGGCAGGATGATGGACGAGAGCAGAAAGACCCGGGCGTGGAAGTACTACGAGCAGGGGCGGGCCTATAACAACCGGCTGACGCCCAACCAGTACAACCTGGTGAACACGAACATTGAATTTTTTGCCGGGAACCAGTGGCTGCACCTGAACCAGACGCCGGCCATGCAGAAGCTGCCCAAGCCCACGTTCAACATCATCAAGCGCGTGGCGTCCCTGTTCGTGGCGTCGCTGACCTCCAGCGCGGCGACGATCACCTTTGACGAGCTGAGCTACTACGCAGGTGACCCCGCAAAGGCGGGGGAGAGCAAGCCGGGGGGCGGCGTACCAGGGCCGCACCAGGGGCTGGGCGAGATCCCCAGCGACGCCAACGGGGCGGCCATCGCCACGGCGGAGGTGCAGAATCTGGCGGAGAAGTTCAAGCTGGACTTTCGCATTCGGGAGGCCCTGTTTGACGGGGCCCAGACGGGGGACTACTGCGCTCACTTCTACTGGGACGCGGACGCGATGCCCTACGGGGGCGCGTTCGGGGAGTACCGGGGCGAGATCCAGATGGAGCTGGTGGACGGTATCAACGTCATGTTCGGCAACCCGAACACCACGAATGTGGAGAAGCAGCCCTATATCTTAGTGGTTGGCCGGGACACGGTGGAGCACCTGCGCTGGGAGATGGAGCGGCACCGGAAGCAGAAGCACAGCACGGACGGCGACTCGGAATTTGAGCTGCAGCCGGACGCGGAATACCAGTTTCAGGCGGGCGTCGGCGGGCGGACAGAGCTGGACGACGACGCGGAGAGCGGGAAGGCCCTGTATGTGTACCTGTACGAAAAGCGCACACGGGAGGAGGTCGTCAAGGACACAAAGACTGGCGCGCCCTTACAAGAGCCGGTCTTAGACAAGAACGGCGAACCGGTGCAGGCCAAGAGCGCGGACGGTGTCCCCCTGGTGGGGCTGGACGGCAAGCCGGTGGTGAAGATGCGGGACGTGAAGCGGGTGGTCTCCACGGTGGTCGTCTCCAAGTGTACCCGCAGCTGCACGATTTTTGAGAACGTGGACACGGGGCTGTCCCGGTACCCCATCGCCTGGGGCAACTGGGAGAAGCAGAAGAACCAGTACCACGGGCGGGCCCTGGTCACGGGGATCATCCCCAACCAGATCTTTATCAACTCCATGTTTGCCATGGTCATGCGGCATTTGCAGCTGATGGGCTTTCCCAAGACGGTATACAACGCTGACCTGATCAGCCAGTGGAACAACGAGGTGGGACAGGCCATTGGGGTGCGGGGCCTGCAGCCGGGGCAGAAGATTTCGGATGTGGCCTACCACCTGAATCCGGCGGACATGAGCAATCAGATCATCCAGGCCATTGACAAGGCCGTGGCCTACACCAAGGACTGCTTGGGTGCTACGGACGCCCAGCTGGGCAATGTCAAGCCGGACAACACCTCCGCCCTGATGGTGCTCCAGTCCAGCGCAGAGGTGCCCTTAGAGAACACAAGGGCGGGGCTGATGGAGTGGCTGGAGGACATCGGCGCGATTTTGCTGGACATGATGGGCACCTACTACGGCCAGCGGCCCATTGTGCGCTCCCGGGACTTCCAGGACCTTGTGACCGACCCGTCCAGCGGGCAGCCCATGCTCGACCCGAACAGCGGCCAGATGATGACAAACACGGTCACCCGCCGGGTGGTGGAGCTGTACGATTTCAGCCGGTTCAAGAACCTGTGGTTCAACATCCGGGTCAACGCGGGGGCAACCACCTACTT